GGGATGGTCACGATCTTCTTGACACGCATAGCGGTAGCCAGGGCGGTCTCGGACTCGTAGATGCGGCGGCCGTTCTGGTCCTCGATCAGCAGCAGCTCGGTCAGCATATCTTCGGTGGTGTAGAAGGTGGGCTTGCCGGAACCCTTGTACTCCTTACGAGCCTTGACAGCGGCACGGATGACGCCCTTGGCCTCGGAGTCGTTCTGAGAGGTGCTGTTGGCATCGTTCTGGTAGTCAACGCCGGAAGTAACGGTGTACTGGATGGTGTACACTTCGTCGTCGGTCAGGACAGGACGGATGCACAGTTCGTCGATCTTGTCGTCGGAGCCGGGATCACGGTTGTCGCCCAGCAGGTAAGCACGAGCCAGTTCACGATCCAGCTGCTTACGAGCCTCTGCACGAATCCAGGGAATGGCGTCGAAGCTGATGTCCAGCTTGTCGTCGCGGTCCATCTTCATCTTGATGTAAACGGTGGTGGGAGCGGTGGTACGCTTCATGATGGCCAGCTTCAGGTTGGCCTTCTCCTTACCCTTGATGTAGCCGCGGGCACGAGCCTCTTCCTCGTCCATCTCTGCAAACAGGGCACGGACACGGGAGAAGGGAGTGTGGTGGACGGAGCCCATGATGTCGGCTACCCAGCTGTCATCCTCACGGTTCCACTCAGGAGTGGGAGTCAGATCCTTCTCCATGGGGAACAGCTCGGTGATGTCGGTGATGTTGTTGGCAGCAGCGTGCTCCAGGATGCTATCCTTCAGGGTGCCGAAACGCTTAGCGTCGGCGATAGCGTTCTCGATGATGTCTGCGTGCATCAGGGCGTTGTCACGGGTGTCGTTTTCGAATGCATTGTGCTTCATGTTGGTATTGCCTCCTTCAGATTTTTCTTCTTTGTTGTTGTCGTCCTTCTCGCTCAGAGCCTGGCCGACCAGTGCGTACATTACAGTCTTCTGCTCCTCGTTCATGGAGTCGATGACTTCCTGTACAGTCTTTTCGGACTTCTCGGAAGTTTCTTCCTTTTCGTCCTTCTTGATTTCTTCTGCCACGGTTTCTTCCTCCTTGTTGGCTTCTTTATTCTCTGCGGAATGATAAAGAACAATGGCATTCTCGTCGTAGTTAGCGACAAAGCCATCTTCCTCACCATCGCCGTGAGCCATTACGAAATCGATGTAGGCGCCGGGATTTGCGCCTGCAAGTACGACGCTAAGCTCGCGGATGCAACCGTGGATAACGTCATTGCCGACCTGCTTCAGCTTGTTAGCATAGATCGACAGGGATCTTACGTCGCCATGCTCGACCAGCTTCTTGACTCTCTGACCGTCCTTGGTGTCGTTGAACGTGCAATACGCATATACACCTTCGTCGCGGCTTTCGAGCAGAGCATGGCCCAAAACGGCTTCGGATTTGGCGTGGTCGTGGTTCCACAGCAACGGCACAGTCAGGCCATGGTCGTTCTTGAATGCATCCTTACGGATGGTTCGACCGTCGGCACAAAGCAGGTCGTGTCGTGTTGCCCAGCCACCAAAATCACATTTCTGCATTTTGATTTTCCTCCTTCGGAATTTCTTCAGTCATGTCGCTCGCAGCTTTGTCAGCGGGCGCGCTGAGATTCTTGTTTCTAAGCTCGTCAGCATGAGGATCCTTAGAAGGCTTCCAACCGATTGCCTGACGCATCTCGTTAGAGGTTGCAATCTCATTTCGAGTCAGCGTGTCAGCAATGGTGGCAAGTTCGCCAACAGGGACAAGCTTGAAGGGATCTCTGAACGACATGATCGACTGCTTCTTAGACCGAGCATCTTTCGATAGAAACTTTCGTTTCATCTCGTCAACAACTGCCGATACCAGTGGTTCGATTGTGCGGTTGTAGTAGTTCTGCATAGTCTTCTCGTCGGCCGTGCCATCTAATATACCTTGAGTGATTCCCAGCTGGCTATATAGCATACTCGTCAAGAATTCAATCTGTTTCATTAGATTATTCTCGACCGGACGATTCAACTGTGTGATTCGTTCAGTACCGTCAGTATAGGCGATACCGTACTTAGAACCAGACAACTGCTTCTCAATATCTCCACGCCGTTGTTCGGCCTGTTGACGCCTAGCCTCTGTCTTAATGACATAGGGCAGCTGAATAATCAAGTCCAGCTTGCCGGAGCCGCTCTGTTCGTCAATAGCGTCGAGAAGATTAAGCTTTCTAACAAGACGCTGCATGGTGGAGTTGGGCTCATTCATGACAGAATATAAGGGATTCTCAATGATTGCGGTGGTACGCTTCTCTGCGATAAGGTCTTCTTTCTGACCAGTTCGCTCATTATATGCTCGAACTCGAACGTGCTTCGGATGCCAATCGGAAATCTTACCGGTTCGCATCGTGAGGATATCGAAGTCTTCCTCGGAATCAGGCTTATCTTCTGTGTCGATGGGGACAATGGCAATGCAGCCCTCGTCCATCATGGACATGTAAATATCCTGTTTGAATGCTCGTCCTGTCTGGTCGAGATTTGCTTCGATGGACAGGCAGTTGTTCAGAGGGGTATCGAGCGTTTCGAGGTATCTTCCATCTTCATCGAGCAACACATGCTCAATGTCCACGGAGGCAGCATCGATAGCAATTCGATTCAGTGCCGAGTTTAGAATAGACCGTTCATTGCCGAGGCTAAGTCGGACTCTGTCGGGTCTATGAGAGTAACCCGCACCGATACCTCGGTAATATGCAGTGGGGTCTTTGTTAAAGAAGGCGTTCCAGGCGTGTTTCAGTCTGGAGCCAATAGTTTCGGGCATTTAAATACTCACCGCCTTAATAAAAAGTAGCTGGAAACGATCATTTAAATTTCTTTCCCGCTTCTTCAGCTCGCCTAGAGACTTCGTCATGGCTGATCAATCCTTGAACATAGCTTTCCATGGATTCGATAGCGTACTTGTTGCTTTTAGCAAGGTCGTCGAAATCGTATAGACCGTATTTTTCAGCCAATGCTCTACCCTTCTGGTAGTTTTTGTCGTTCTTGATGAACTCGACATACTGCTTGGTGTAGTTTCGGTGCCAGTCCTCGTTGAACTGCTTATTGTAGTTGCTCTCATAATCCGGGTCATCTGCGCTATGGGTCCGATTGTACTCAGCAATTTTGCCACTATTGTACTCGTCGGCGGTTTTGTTGTAGCTATCAACAAGTAGACGCTGATGATTTTGTGCTTGCGCAGCCTGGGTTTTCTGCATAAGCTTCTTATAGTCTTCGCTATATCGCTTCCGACCGGCCGGAGTAAGGCTGCCGTCGGCATTCTGATAACGGCGAACACCCCATCTCTGACCTCTTATGCCATGGTGGGATAACTCACTGCTCATGTGACTCACCTCTTGTCAAATAAAATCAGACAGACCCTCAGCGATAGCTTCCGCTACGGTAAAGTTTCTGCCAAGTGTTTTGGAATATATGTCAGTAAGAGAGTCCATAGTTTGAGCTACCTCTTTGACTTTAAGATGCCCTATCTTGTCTATGACTCTTCCTACTGCCTCCCTCGCAGTAGGACTGGCTGCGAATTTTGCACCGGCATAGGATACACCGATGCCAAGCGCAGCTGCGCCGACCGTTTTAGCTATCTTCTTAGCACGACTTGGCTCGTCGGCATTGTTATCGGAGTTATACCGCTTCTTGCCAGCTTCGGTAAGGCTGCCGTCCGTATTCCGATAACGCCTAACGCCCCATTTCTGACCCTTGATGCCGTGGTGGGTTAATTCTTTGTTTTCCATTTTGAATTTTCTCCTTACTCGAAAGCATCTTTGTTAGCTTTGTATGCTACGAAAGCGTCCATCATAGCGGCCACAGGGTCGATTTTAGCCTCATAGCGCTTCTTATGCAGCTTTCGGTTACCGTTTGTGTCCTCCATCACGACGCAGTTGCCCATAGCGAAAGACATTATGTTCTCGTCGAATAGGAGCATTCTCTCCTCGGAAAGTTTCTTCAACTCGCCAAGAGGAACAGTTTCCGTCCTAGCACCCTGAATGACTTTCTCAATGCCATACGGACCGTTCTCGGTCTCCCATCTTTCGATGAACTTTTCGGCGTTGTACGGGTCAAAGCCGAGGCATCGGACGTCATAGCCGCGCTCAACGATATGGTTGTCCAGGTCCTCGTACACCTGAGTCATGTCAAGTATAGTTCCGTCAAGGACAATCAAACTACCTTCGGCCATAAACTGGTCGTACTTGGCTCGCATAGCGCCAGGGAGCTTCATTAAGGTAAGGGAAGAAATATAGTTTCGAGTCTTTATACCGAAACTGCCATCACGAAGCGGGAAGAGGAAGGTAAACGCACAGAAGTCATCGCCTTGAGATAGGTCAACGCCCATGGCACAGGGCATATTCCAATAATCACGCTTGCGATGTGCAAGAGTTTCTTCATAGGAGAAGTAGTACGTATAGCCTTCCATCGGAAGTCCGAAACGCTTAGCCAAAATATCGTTTCTTTCGGCAGGAGCTTTCTCAGCGGCCTCAACGTCCAGTTGGTAGGTGTCATATGTAACTGTCTTACCAAGGTTAGGATTGGCCTTCAGCCACATTTCAGGCATACCAACTTCGTCGATGGAGTCGAGTTTATACCACCATATCGAAACGTGGGGATTGATGTACTCACCTTTTAGGATTTTCATCAACTTCATTTTGATAGTATCACCGATTCCGTTACGGACGGTACCCTCGGAGCTGATAGCAAGTATCAAATAGTCGTTATCAGCGGTATCGCTCTGCTCCTTGGTAGCACCCTGTCGCAATGCGCCAACGGGATCCTCACTCACGTCACCGGACAACCACTCGTCAATGGTCGCTAGTCTGACACGCAGACCTTGTAGTTTGTCTATACGCATAGGACGAATCTCGATGAACGAGCCAGTCAAGAAGTTTTCGATACCCTTCTTGGTAGAGGCCAACTTTACACGATTAGCTTTGGAACCAGTCGTATTCTGGAGAGATCCTTCGGTGAGGAACTTAAACAACGGGCCTCTAGCTCTCGTGATGGATGTTCTAATAGGCGATAGAATTTCCTCAGACTGCCTCATCGTAGGAGCAGTGACGATTTGATGCGTTGTAGAGGTGTCGATGTTCAGGGTATAGCTTTGATGGCAAGACGCATACATAGATTTGGCTGCGCCTCTAGCGACTATGAGATACTGTTCCGTAATCAGTCGCTTTTTGATACGCTTGTTCACATATCGGCCACCATGTCCATCGGGGTTCGGGACGTATACACTTCTATCTTCGAAGTAATACCAGCCGTAAATCTGCTCGCCCCACAACTTAAATGTGTCCAACAAGTGTAGATCGGATCCATCGGTTAAGGTGAGTTCGGTTTCGCAGTATTTGATCCATCCCTCTACAGGTAATGGGTCATAGTATACGCCAGGGTTTTCTATGAGGTCATCTATCCGGTTCATCTCCATAGAGATTTCTCTGTTAACCGGTATTTCTCCACGAAGTACGGCATCTCGAAACATTCCGTAGTATTTCGGAGTCGCCGTGTTCGATAATGCCATAATCGTTCACCTCACTTGTTATTGTCTTTCAAATATGTACCTTCTTCTTTCCAGATGGATGCAATTTCATCCATAGGTACTTCTTTCTGTCCGATATAGACGACACTCTTCTGCCTGTCAAATATGATCGACGGCTCCTTGCCAAAACGGCCGGCGTCCATGTCATCGGTAACGAAGGAATAGCCCTTTTCTGCGAGCTTCTTGAAATACGCATCTCGAACATACTGATTTCCGCCGATGGCTCGGACAAATGTGTCATAGCCCTTCTCGCGGAGTTTCTTCTCGTCGAGCTTACTATACTTGTACTCGTAGAACTTTCGAGGAAGAGGTGTAAAGAAGTGCCAGTCATCCTTATGGTAGGAGCCAAGCTCTTTCGCAATGATTGGATCGTCTTTGTACAGTTCCATGAAAGTGTCCAGACGCTTCTGCTTTGAAGGGGCTTTCAAGTCTTGGGCGGCTTTCATGTCAATGCTATAGACGGTGGCATTGTTGTTCATAGCCTTGAGTCTGGCGCTAAAGAAGCCTCTGTAATGGCGACTATCTTTGTTAAGATAAGTCACGTAGGCATGACCTTTGGACGCATTCTCCTGATGGATACTAAGTCGCTTAAAGGAAGTGCCTTTCTTGATGGTAATGTCGCCAGGGTTATTATGGTCTATAGGATACGGAGGACCATGCCTCACACCCCATTGCATACCTTTGACGCCATGATGTTTCAAGAATCCGCTCATAGGCATTACCCCATGCGTTTCTTGATGTCCATAATGGCGAGGGTGATAGCCAAGGCAGAGCCTGTGACAGATAGAACGTCGCCGCCGATTTCGAGAATGCGGCTAACGGTTTCCTGTCCCTTGTGGACGTTCGCCTGGTTGAACATGTCGTTGTACTGACGCTCGAGCATTGCTCGATTGATTTGCTCACGCATTTCCTTGTCGGACATGTTGCTCAGATCCATCATCTTCTTCGGACGAGCCCGCATGGCGTCGTCATTGAGCTTCTTCAACCGGTTCGCAGCATTAGCAGATTCATCGGCGACTCTCTTGTTATCGGAGAGATCTTCCCGAACCCACTTATCGGGGTCGGCATTGAATCCTTCGACCTTGCCCTTTTTGGTGGTGCGGTATCTACGACCGTTGGCGCCCTCTTCCTTGTAACCGGAAGCATCGGCGTCCTTGTAGTAACGCTTCTTGCCAGCCTCGGTGAGTGTGCCGTCATAGTTTCTGTAACGCCGGACGCCCCACTTCATGCCTTTGAGGCCGTCGTGTTTCAGTTCATTCTTTTCCATTTTGAATTTTCGCCTCCCTCTTTTAGATGTAGTGAATCGATCGCAGACTATCGAGGTCCCACTCGAAGACCATGAATCTACGATGAGTCCCGATAAAGTCTTGGCGGTTAGACCAATCGTCCACCGCAGCTCCAGAGGACAGACGACGTACCATCACGCCATAGATGTCTGCTTCTGTTTCGTGATGGAGATGTCCTGCGTGGACTTCTCTAATCGTTGCCTGGGCAAATTCTTCCGGAAAAGCTATCGGGAAGATGTGTGCCAGGTTTTTAGCAGTTGCCTGCTTAGAATCGCCATGGGTAACCATGACGGAATTCTTGCCATAAGTGAAGACCTTACGATACTCCATAGAGTCATCTACAATAGTCGAACCATATCGCTCAAGCAGCACTTGCATAAACATCCAAGATACGCTGCGATCGTGGTTGCCAGCACTATAGAAGACCTTAACGGTATTCGCATTCTGGAGGGAAGCCTCGATTATAGCCATGATGAAGTCACGACCTTCTTTAACTGCTCTCACCATGTCAACCTTGTCGACCACAGTACCTTTAGTAGTGGTAGGATTGACAATGCTGTCGTTGTGGAAGTAATCCTGACCGACAGGGATGACAATTCTGTCCCAAGACTTGCTGTGAATCAGGCTTAATATGTCATGCAGAACAGACTTGTAATGCTCCATGAACGACACACCCCAGTGCATATCGAAGAGAGGAATCTCCAGCATTCGGTCAGCATTGATGTCGGTCATCAGGCGAGGAGTATGTTCATAGGGAGTTACGGTTGTACGAATAGCTTTCAGGAAGTCTTCAGGGTCGAAGTCATCAGCCTTCTGCTTAATCCATGCCTGTACGATTTCGCCAGTCTTAGATACCTGTACGGTTGCATTATGGGCAGTGAAGCCTTCGTAAGTGCCTGCTTCGAGGGTAAGGTCGTCAGGGAATATTCGTTTGCCCCACTTGTTAATGGCTCGCTTGAACGATTCGAATGTGCAGGGATTCTCGACAGCAACAGTAAAATATGTATTGTAGATTTCTCTATTGGTGGAACCCTGCTCTTTCATGCGAATACATTCACGCTTTACTTGTATAGGGATAGCTTCTCGCATATGAGCACCCCCTTATTATGCATCGGCATTAACGTTGAGTCGCCACTCGATCCGCTCGATCTGCCGATTTATGGACTCGATGACGGCAGAGTTGTTCGGAGGGTCAAACAGCAGTCTAACCTTCAATACCATATAGGATTTCACGCCTTCGAAACGGACTGTATCGGTAGAGGGGATGAAGTCAGACCAGAGTTCGGTCGCATCTTCAATCGCGAAACCCTCGGAAGGACCTACGCCAATCTGGTGGAGTTCCATGAACACCGTGTTGATGTGCATTTTTATGATGTTGTCGAAGTACGTATGCTCCGCCGCTATTCCGAGCGCTTCTTTAATCGATGTTAGTATACTTTCCATACTATTTCCTCCTTCTACAGTCGTTTCCAAGGACAAGTGTCATTGGGTGTTCGCTCCACGGGAGCTTTGATCAGCAGACTTTCGTCGCCATAGTGAATTGCGTCATGAGTATTCTTGATTGTACAGACCAGATACTCGGGGTCAAGTAGAAACTTGGTTCTTCTGAGAATGTCTTCTTTCCTTACTGGGTTCATGTGATGAACAATGATTCGATTAGATACTTTCTTCGTGAGTCGGTCTTTCCAACCGAAGATTTCTCTGTCAGGCATCGCTAAGTCGCAGCCGCCATCTCGAATAATTACGAAATCTCGAAGTTCAATCCATTCATCAGACCGTAAGAAATTCTCATACAGATACTTGTCGAACCCGAAAGTTATCTCGCCGATTTTTCCGCCAAGTCGCAGATACTTGTACCGCTCTTCGAAAGTAGGCAGGGTGATTAGTTCAGAGTAGGTCCTAATATTCATCGGGATCACCATTACCACTATACAGTCGCAAAGCCCGAAGCACGTGCTCGTACTTTTCAGCATCTCGCTCTTGGTTCTTTATTGCGTCGGCTTTGGCTTCGAGGAGCAGGTTTTCTCGTCTAAGCTTCTCCCTCTCAAGACGAGCCTGCTCGGTGCCGAGCTTTAGAAAATGTGTAATAACCTGCGAAGAAGCAGTTCCGTCATCCAACTGTCTCTCCGCTAAATCAACAGCTTTTGCAATTAGCTGATTCTCTCTAGCTTCGGGCGATATTGCCGGTCTTCTAGGCTTTCTTGTGCCTGAGGAACTCTCGGCTTTACCTTTAGCCATAGTTACTGCCTCCTCTCACTTAGTGTTTGTGTAGATAACACTTAAGGAGACCCACAGGGGTGGCTATATTTTTGCTGAAAGGAGAAGAGAAAGGCAAAAATGAACAAGGAGGTATATGGACATTGGGTGCCATCCTTGTGGGCCTGCTTAAGGGTTATCTAGAATGAGTAGAGGGGCGCCCGATTCGGGAACCCCTCGTAGTCATTTTGAAATTAGTTTAGTGTTGAGCCGCTATGATTACTCGTATACCCTTTCAGTGGACAATGCGCCGCTGGTGGAAACGGTCAGCTTCCACTTACCACCGCTGGAATCAGTTAGCAGGGGCATATATTCAGAGGCAAGACGATAATGTCTTGTTTCATAGTAAGTTGCCAAAGATACCATCGGCAAGGGTGCGCTCTTGATATCGTGGTATATGCCAGGACGAATGAGCCACCCACCGAGTCTGGCTTCTTTGAAGATAAAGCACAGAGCGTCTCTGTTTTCGCCTCTGCCGCTTTCATTGAAAATCATGTTGAAACCAACTACCTCACCGTTGCGGTCTACAACATCAACCACTTCATATGTCACATTAGAATAGGTTAATGTGCTTGTTTGATAGTTATAGTTGTACCACTTACACTTGCCATTGGCGTCGATATAGTAGTAAGGCTGAACATACCCCATAAGGTACAAGCCATATACTTCCTCGGGCTTCGTGAATACTGTATCGGAGAGATGGTAAAACTGACAATTTTCACGGAGAGCGCCGTTATAGTTAGTACCGCTATTGAGTTCTACTTTTATTTCGGGAATAATACTATAAGGATAGCCCTCAGGCAAATACTTTGCAGGAAGTCTGTGAACATCTTCAAAGACCTTGCTAACGGCAAAGTTGTGTTCGCCTTCCGTGGGTGCGTAGAAGTGCATACGAGGATTATAGTAATCGCTAAACACGAGGCAGAAGGGTTCGCCGGTGTCTTCGGCCAACTCATCTCCATCACCGCCCCAGCATTCGGGTCTTGAGGTTGACTTGGTCACCATCGACATATTGCCGCAACCCTTTCCATAGTCGTAGAATTTTATTACCTCGCAGAAGTATTCAACGCCATCAAACACTACTCTCACCGTGTCGCCAGCGGATACCTTTTGGAGATTGGCCACCTCGGGAGAGACGTCCACGGTTGCTGTAGTAGCACCATAGAGCAACGTGAAGTCTCCTTTGTACTCAAGCACAGGTTCTGCTTTTGTTTCCGCATAGAGGATAGGAGTCCACAGATACTGCTCGCCGGGATGCTTGTGGGCGGGGAAGTAGGGCAGGGTTCTGACTTCGTTGATGTTGCCGTGGCAGCGGTAGAATGCGCCGGTTTCGGTGTCCTTATACAGGTAAGCCGAATTGCCGAAGGTGTCCTGAGTAGGAGGACCCATGCCTTCAATGATTCTCATAAGTAATCATCCTTTCGTAAAATATGATGCGATGGTTTATTCGGGATCATAGTTAGGTCTACCGTAGCCGACTATGCTGGTGTCGCTAAGACTATATTCCAACTTGAACACGCCATTACTGGTGTTACCTTCGATGGTGTAGACCTTTGCACTGTCGACCTTGTAAACAATGCCCGTATGTACTTCGACGCCATCGGTGTTCTTGAAGAAGATTTGATCGCCAACCTTGGGGTTACTGGTATAGAATCGACCACTCCATCTGTAGTAGTTTGCCGACCAGTCCACGCCAGCGCCTAAGCTATTGTCCGGCTGACAAAGCAACTTTTTAGCAGCCTCTACGCCAAATGCCCGAATAAAGCACCAATCCACAAATACATCGCACCATGCGGCTCCATTTTTCGGAGTATTGTAAAATCCGCCGATTGCATCAATATCTCTAGCGTACTTCGTAAAGTTGGCACTGCCGGCATTCGCTGTCTTACTGTCAAGCTGCGCGTTGGACGCCTTTTCGAGATAGTCGACTTCCGCCTCTGCTATCGCTATTAGATTGCTCGCTAAGCATCTCATAACAAAACCGAGGCTTACCTCAACATTGCACACATCATTATCGCCATTAGGATGCATACAATACGCCGTAATTTCGCCGTTACCGCAAAGAGTATGTCCGTCAATATCTTCGCTTTGAGAACTTGCGATCAAGAGTTCCGATTTATTTGTGGGTTTTCGATCATTCTTGAAAACAACCATTGCCGATGTGCCGTCAACCAGAACGTAATAAGTATTACCATCTTCCACCGGTACAGAGCAAGAGGTTCGCTGGCCGCTTTCGTCAGCAAATGCGCCGTAAGCGGTAAATTTCTTACCTTCGGCGTCAGCCTTGTACATCGACAAGAACTCCTCATAAAGAGTGTTCATGTCGGACTTGCTGGGGACGTTTTCGCCAAATAGTTCTGTCATGTTAATACACACGACGTCATCGATGTAGCCAGTTAGATTTGCGCTGCCGCCGCTGCCAATCCAAATTTGAGTGGTTGCGGTTTTGGGGGTGAAAGTGTGGCTAACCGTTTCGAAAGTTTCCGACACGCTACTATCGTCGACAGTATCCGATATGACCTTGCCGGCTCCGCCAATGTAGTACACCTCAACGCCAAGCCAGTTACCGGCAGTATAACTCACAAGCCGGCGTTTACAGGCAATGTAGAAATTGTTGTCGTTGGGCAAACTGAGGTCTTTGCTCATTTGCACACTTGCACTGCCAGAACAGTTCCACGCACTAGGGCCTGTGTTATAATCCTCAGTGGTGGGTGTCGGCTTAGCAAGGCTGGAATATTGCGCCCATCCAGAGTTATTGGCCTCTGTAATTGCACTCACCTCGGAAAACATGTTTCCGCTAAGGAAGATTTCCCGGTAGGTCTTGCCGCCCCATGCCACACTGTCCAGAGTTGTGTGGTTTACCGTCATTCTTATGATTTTAGGATTAGAGACATCTATAGAACCGTCGGAATCAGGCAGCGCATTTACAGCGGCCAAGATAGCCTGGAGGTCAGTTGTATTTTGATTAAGTTGTGTGCTCATGACAAACCTCCTTAGCTATTTTCGTCGTATTCCACGCCGTAGCGATCAACCAGAGCCTTTACCGCTTCGTTTTTGATAATTTTCTGTTGCTGACCATGATTGAGTTCGTTGTACATAGTCTGCAAGGCGTTTTTCGTTTCCGTTTTCACCGCTAAAATAGCGGCGGTCAATTCGTGCTTTTTCATACTTCGACCCCCAGTTCAGCAAGTGCGGAAAGATAGTCCGCTTCTGTTGCTTCGACATCATCTTCCGTAACAGGTGCTTCTGCCAGTTCCCATGTCAAATCCGTGCGAAGTCGGTAAGCATAGCCAGTTTCAGCGGTTGGGCGGTTGCGGATAACGGAAAGAATATTTTCGTATTCTTCCTGCGTGATTTCTTCGCCACCCGCGCCTGTGCCGATGGCAAGGATATAAGTATCTTCGATGTTTTTGTAATATCTCATATCAGCCACCCCTTTATGCCACGAAGTTCAAAGTGCCAGCAATCCAATGATATGTTAAACCAGCAAGTATAGGATAGGTGGAATTGCATCGGGCGGTGAACCCGTTTTTGGTCAGATTGTACTCTGCCGCTACAGTATTAGTCGAAGTACCACCTTTACCGCTTGCATTATATCCAGCGACAATATATTGGGTATTAAGAGTTGCATTTATTCCCATGTTAAGCACCACGCCACGCACCGCAACACTCGTTGTCGCAGTTGCAATGTGTGCACTATCCAACCACCATATAGCAAAATCGGGGGCAACGCCCAAATTGTGAACGACATTTGTTTGGGTTGTTGCATCGGAACTGAGGGTGAATGTGCCATAGTCTATTGCGGAAACGCCAGCGGGTAGACCACCACCGCTTGCACCACTTGCCAGTGTACCCAGCACACCGAAAATGCTCACGCCATCGGCAATGTTCTCCGCTTTTAGATTTGCATCGCCCTTGATGGTCTGCACACCGCTCAAATATTGTCCAGCCGCAATCGTTTGATCACTTGTGCCAGGAGTGTAGGTCTTTGCCGATTGTATTGTTACATCGCTACCAACATAAGTCTTGCTGATAGCACCGACAGAAACGGAAGATAATCCGTCATAGCCGCTGTCGGGAGTAACAGTCTGTGCGGCTTCACTTGGTGTTACAGACTTTGTTTGAAGTGCTGGTGGTGTGTCACTGCTTGCTGTTTTACCTCTAAGAGCGGCAGAGATTTGAGATATTAGGTCAGCTTGAGTTGCGACAGTTACGTCAGTTTCCGCTTTCTTATATGGATTTGTGCCAAATAGCTTTACGCCCTTAGCATATGCCGTTGCGCCCTCGGTGATCTCGGCTTCAGTGGCCGTTGCATCAGAAGTGTCGCTACCACCGCTTCCGGTTTCGATAGCCTCAACTGCCGCCTTCATACCGGCAGGAAACGCTAGCGGCGCAGATGTACCGCCTTTCCTTCTAATTGCATCCGCCACTATGGTTAAATTGGCCTCCAATTCAGCGGAGTCCACAATTTTGTCATATGCCATCAGTAACTACCTCCCGTCCATGTAGGAAGTGCCGCTAAAACGGAATTGACGATTTCAGATTTATCATCAGAGGTCAGTGTATAGTCCTTACCGTTATACACGGTAAATGTGCTTGTCGTGTTGTCGGTATAGGTGATTGTATAGGTGTCTGTAGTACCGGGGGATCCGTCACCACTCGTTCGGCGAACGGACGCGATACCACGACCATCCTTTCCGATTGCCCCGCTGTTGCCGGTGTCGCCGGTGCCACCCAAACCGTCCAGTATGTCCACTACCTTTGTGCTATCGACATCGGTAATGATGAGTCTGTGACCTCCCGTAATCGTCGTCACACTTATAGTTGGCGAGAATCCGTCTTGACCATTTCGGCCGTTCATGACGGTGGCAGAGGTCGTGCCGTTTTTGTCGGTGATAGTAATCTTTGCGCCGCTGGCGGTCTGGGTCACGGTTGCGGTCGGAGACACCGCAGTTGATTCGCCGGGTTGATAGTTCGACTCAAGACGCTCGAGCATAGCTCTAAGGCGTTCGATGAAGTCTGGGTACTCGAACTCGATTTCTTTTTCTGCTTCCAAGCCTTCGAGAATGGTACCGATTGCGGTGGTAGTATTAAACTCTCTTGTAACAATACCCTCTTCGTCGATCTCACGGAAACACAGAGCAAACTTGATCGTGCCTGCACAATGGGCGACGAATCGGCTAATGAGCCAACTGAAGGTAATCGAGTTATCCTCTGCTTCGAGATCGTCTACCTCGTATGCGTCTGTGTTGCCTTCGGCATTCTTGACGTTGACTCGCAAAGTGAAGGTGGACAAATCGATGCCGTTATAGAATCGAGGTCCGCGGAAATGTACTCTAAGTACGTCGTCATCCGACTCAACGCCGAACACGCCGAAGTCAGAGGGTACGGAAATGGTTCTGAGATCGCTGTCGATAATCAGAACTTTATTCTCGGCGGATTCGCCTACAGCCAAAAGTTCTTCAGCAGTTGCCATTATTTACTTACCCCCTGTCTTACTATGATGCGATTGGTGGTCATCACATAGCCCTCGGAATGCTTGCCGAGGATGGCGACCTTGAATGTTTTGTTGTTCTGGACTTCGGGAGGGACTACGCAACAGCCGTCCTTTAAGAATACAGCGTGCTCCTCGTCGCCCTTCCAGAACCGGGCAATAATGCTACATCCGTCCCACTCGTCGGTGAACGTGAAATATGCCTGAAGGTTACCTTCACTACCTGCCATAAGCCCGTCAAAGCTACAGTTAGGGTCTTTTTTCAGCTCCTGACCAGCGACATTGAACTTTAATGTACGCATAAGTCCCTCCTTTTCCAAAAAGTTTTCTCAAATATGTCCCCCGGGGAATTTTCAAAGACCGCCGCGATTTGGGGAGGGGGTGCTTTTTCGGCGACCCTCCCCCTATGGTCTTACTCTCTCAGAGGATTTGTGTCTACACTATTGTCGTAGACTTTCTTGTAGATGTTTCTGAAATCGTATTTGATGATCTCATCTATTGCTCTTTCGATTTCGGATTCGTTTTCTTGTTCAGTAAACTGATCAGAAGTTCGAGCAATTCTTCCTAAGTAAGCACAAGTGCAATAATCGTGTTCCATATCGAAACGGTTCCAAGAGTCGAACTGTTCGAAAGGATTGTATGGGTTATCAAAAGTTGTTAACGCCACTCTGGCCATTTACAGTTCACTCCTTTCATTTCAAATGTGCTACAACAGTGGACGCAGAGATACCGAGAGCTTCGGCAATCTGGGCATTAGTATAGCCGGAAAGGTTCATAGAACGAATCCGGTTAATCTTAGCCTGACTAAGGTTGGTTCGGGTTCTAGGAGTAGCCCTTTCTCTTACCTTGTCTATATCTGCATTATTGAGGATCTGGAACAGCTTATTCTCACTTATAGCACCGGCTTGAATAGCGTCCCACTCACGATCAGTGATGTCGATAGAGGTACGCTTTGCACCAACAGATGCCCGGGATGCAGTAAGGGCCTGTTGGGCTACCTTCTTAAGCTCGCCCTTTGTCATATCGGGATTGTCTTTTTTCTTGGCTTGCACTATAGCGTTAGCCATGGTCTGAGCCTGACGTTCACGGGGGGCGTTCATAAGAGATACGTTGAGCTTAGCCATTAGAGACTCTACTTCAGGCTGGTAAGCAGCTTTGGCGGCAGCAGAGTATGCTACCTTACCGCTATTAACCATCTCCAGTCGAGCCTTATTAGCAAGAGACTTCATCTCATTAGCATACTTAGCATAGGCCTCTTCTTGGGGAGTGCCAGAGGACAGGGTTCTAGCATCCTTGGTTTCCGCCATCTTAGTGCTTGCCTGCATGCGGACCTTAGTCTTACCAGTCTTCTTGTCAACGTATTCCTCACGAAGGATCTTACTTTCGAACTCGCCAGTCTTGGGGTTGGTTCTCTCCCACTCGATTTCACCAGTGGTTTCATTAATCCAGGGCTGTCCTTTTCTCTTGAGAACAGAGGTTTCAGACTTAGCTCTAGAGATGAGAGTTGCAGCACCCTCATGGTATCTACCATCAGCATCGGTAGTGCCTTGGTATCTACGCTTAAGAGCAGCTATGCCATTGTCGACTTCGCTCTGCTTATAGTCGAGGCCATGTTTCTCGGCATCGATTACAACCATGCTATGTCTAACAGCTCTAGCCAGTTCATCAGGGCCAGCACCCTTTAGAGTCATGTCCGTGATGAGGTTAGAAATCTTACCCATCTCGGTCTGAGTATTCTTCATACGCTTGAAGGTACCGTCTTCTTTACCGCCATACTCCATGATGGGGTCAAATCCCTCAAGACCCTTAAGGGGATTGGTAGATTTAATCTTGACTTTACCTCCAGTAGGTATGACCATTACGGTATCGCCGTCAAAGTCGGCACCAGACAGACGGGCTGCTACTTTGCTATTGATAGCAACTGCGTCTAATGCATTGCCCAGTCTGCTCTTAGCCTCAGCCTGCTTGTTATTAACAGTCAGGACAGGGATTTCAAAAGTACCGCCATGAGGATATCTAACGAGAGCTACCTGCTCACCATCTTTGAAGTTGGGAGCATACACTTCGTTATCCTTCATAGAGGTAATAGGAAGGATGACTTGATAACGCTGTCTAGGTAGTGCTGCCGCCTTAAGGTGAACAGCTGCGGAATCGCAGTCATCAGCGAAAGACTGAAGCAGAACCTTTTTTACGGTGGGGTTGGTCAAAGAGCAAATATCATCGAACTCTGCCTGCTTGTCGGCAGCGGCGAGACCAAGCTGCTTATTTATCAATTGCATGGGCTGCTTGGACAAGAACTGAGAAGGAAGGGCATTGCCCCATTCATCCCAGTCGCCCTCTTCAGCACGCTTATTGATAAGCGACAGCTGTCTATTACCATCTTTGTCAATGTAGTAGCTCTGACCGTTTGCCTTGATAAGGGAGCCGAACGGATTGTCAGGGTCTTCCTTTATCTTTTTAAGGGCTTTGGCAGGGTCGGTCTTGCTAGTGTTGAACACGAGGTCGACGCCATCGGGAAGGTTGTCGGAGTACATAGCCATACCCTTGATGTACTTGTTACCATCCACAAGGATTCTGACCTGCGCATAGCTGGAGTTACCAAGGGAGAGGTCATCTACGCCTCTTCTGATTTCCACAACACCGTCTTTCTCTCTAGCAGGACGACCATCAGTACCAATATCATCCGCAAGCAGGACCTTGATACGGCTGGAATCCATGCTCTTAGGATACACAAATTTATCAAAGGTCACGCCGCCATCATGAGTGGTGTAATCCACAACAGAATGGATGTTCTCGGAATTATAAATCTCTTTATGCTCTGTACCAGGAGGGCACAGCACTTTGAGGTTGGTCTGTCTGCCAGGATTGGTGGCCTGAGGTACACCACCGCCATAAACGGGATAACCTTCCAGCTCCAAAATATAAAGAGCCTGATTAAGCTTTTCGGTAGAGATACCAAGCTCACGCTCAACACCAGCACCGATGTCAATCATGCCCTTTTCAGTAACTTGCTGTTTGAGGAAGTCTGCTGTAGACTGAGCCAGATTCATACGAGCTTCAGAGTTTTCATTCAGAAGCGAACGAATAGACGAGTCATTGTTGTAACCCATCTTTTCAGCAATCTCGTTAAGAGAATATCCTTTTTCTCTCAAAGCTTTTGCCTGCTCGACTTCATGCGCTCTTCGCTCAGTCTTAGCCAAAGCCTTCTGAACTCGATACTGTGTAGTAGTCAAGCCCAAAGACTTAGCAATCTCGGTTTCGCTCAAACCATCTTTCTTAAGCTTGTCAATTCGACTAAGAAAGTCGCCACAATGCTGATGAGGGTTTTCGCCAGAACCGTGAGGATATCTACCGGAACGACCGGCTATGCCATAGTGGTACAGCTCCAATTCGTCCAACGGCGGATTAGGTTGGTAGCCCATGAATTATCCCTCCTCAGTTTTTATTTTGTTAATTAGTTTGTCAAAGGTAATGATCTTGTCCATGATTGGTAGAATCTCGTCTACCGCGGGTTCGCAAATATCAACGTCGTCGAACTGGTAAATTCGAAGCTCAGTATCGATTTCACCAGGCTTGACATTGTACTCCAGACAGAAGAGGGCAGCATAAATTTTGAGCTGCTCCATATGTGCGGGAGTTACGCCGGTTTTAAGGTCGTGAATTCGCAGCAATCCATTCTTAAAAGAGATAGCGTCAGCTGTACCGAAGCAGTTCTCTGAAAAGAAGAGGGGCTGCTCAGGAATCATCTGATAACCGATTGCGTCATTCACATACATGTTCAAAGTCTTGTTAGACCTCGGAAGTTTTTGGCGAAGACGAATGCAATGAGCAGCAAAGTCATGAAGCTCGGTGCCTCTCAGAGTTGCCAAATGGTTACTGAAAGTTGCTCTGAGTTTGTCCTCGTCGTAGCTTATCCAGTGATACTTACTGGCGCTTAAGAATGCGTGTTGACCTACGAGGTCGTAATGCGGTTTGAAGTTCATTAAGGACCTCCTCCTTGTTCTCGGGAAATATAAATGCCGCGAAAGACATTCGGTTCATAAGCTCAACGTAATACCCCTGGTTCGGACGACAGGAAGCCTCAGCATTCTTCTTACCTTCGAGGGCTGCCCATCTGTCGTTGTACAATATCAATAGGTCCGGAATGCCTTGAATCTCATTCGGGTCCATATGGATGATGATACAACCAGGGAACATTTCTCTAAGCTCATTTACCAATTTGGTTTTGAACCTATTTTCGAGCATGTGATAATCTCTCCTTTCAGAATATCAATGCAAACGAAAAAGAGAGTGCCAAGTTTTTAGAATTGGCGTTTTTATCTCTCTCTTCATAAAAGGCCATGTTTTTTTCGCGCGGCTAGATTGACTGCTAAAATATCAATGTATCCAATGTCCTTGCTTTTTGGTGTCGTCATACACCATCTTCTCGCCATCCTCGAACCAAACAGTAATTGACAAATATCCATTAGGATGATAACCGATGGCTTTCTTGGATAGCTGAGGATAGAGCGATTTGAAATTGTCAAACATCTCCTTGTACGCTTTGTGTATGTCTTTACACGCCTTGTCCATATAGTGTCGCTCCTCTCATTTGTCAGTAAAATTTGCTTAAGCCCACTTTCCCAACAATTTCGCCTAATTATATATAATATTTAATTTTTTTATCACATTTAAATAGAAAAGTAAGTGGGCAAGTGGGCAGAGATTTTTTCACAAGCAGATTTTTCCTCAAAAATGGCCGTTTATACACAATATATTGTGTTTTTTCACCGTTTTTAGCCTATTCTTCAAACCCGTCCGTGCCCATTTTACACATTTCCAAAAGTGGGCACAAAGTGGGCAAGTGGGCTTGAATTTTACCCAAAATCGCCAATTTTCGTCCGTACCCGCCCCAAAAAGCTACCCAAATCTCCAAAATTTTTAAAACGCCCATTTTTTCTGTCCAAATGCCCACATTTCGAAAATGCAAAAGTGGGCAGAAAATTCGTTAGTTTACGAAAAAACAAGAGGCCAAGTTTGTTAGACTCAGCCTCTTTTTGAGGTGTCACATATCGGTTCTAATGAGATAGACCTCGTTGTTTCTCACGCTCGTCTTTACCGGAAGTGCCCGCCGCTTGATAGATGTATACAATGTCGTCTGGCATACCTTGGCACTCGCATACTCGTGACCGTCAAAATCGACTCTAGCGATCTTAACGTTCATTCGTATGAATTCCTCCAGATACTTGCCCAACGGATTGTACTCTCTTTTTCTCGGCAGCTCTTCCATAACAGTGAATTTCATAGTTTTTAGTTCCCCTTTCATTAATATGAGTTTCCTCATAATGGAACGTGTTTTTTGTGCGTTAGGAGGCGCTCTAAGGGCTTCTAAGACACGCAGGTAAAACTATACCTAAATATCATAAAAGCCGCTTAAAACGCCTCCCAGAGCCTCACAGGGGCATTGTGGTGGTCAACTAAGCATATCTTTCACTATGGCTCGGTCGATATAGAGAAGTTCTCTCAGGTCGCTCCAAGTGATTTTGGTATTACGCTGTTTTTCGTAACGCTCCTTAGCCTTGACACACCTAGGACAAATATCCATCTTGGTACGGCGAATGTACTTCCATCCGCTCTTGTCGTAGTAGTTGAGATTCTTCAAGAACACGCTACCCTGCAGACAAATATCACAGGTAAGCCAAGTTCCTCTACGTCGCATCTTGGTCCTCCTCCTTGTTAAGGTTCCAGTCACGAAGCATACGCCATATTGTGTCAGCAGCATCGGATATCGCCTTGCCAAAGCTGTCCATTACATCGGGGTTATTGAATAGACGTTTCGCCTCGACTCTTTTCCATGCCTCTTGAATCAGACCAACGTCAATGGCGACACCGATAATTCTGTCCTCGGGCATTTTTATTCCTCCATACACCATGCTTTATGGATTTCGAGAGTTGGCGAAACTATGAAACCAATAAGCACTAGAAATTTGTAAAGACGACTGTTAAGACATCCTTTTCTCCACTTATTCCAGGCTCGGATATGCCGGACGAAGCGTTTATACAGTTTTTTCATCGGGCTCGTCCTCCCGTTTCAGAATATCTTTGATGAGCTTGTCAACGTGCTTTAGGAATTCGCTATCGCACCAACAATGCTGCGGAATATCACGTATCCAACGAAGCGTAGCCATGTACTTATCATGCTCCTCCTCATACCACTCAAACTGTTTACGGAAAATAAGTTGTACGAGGGATAGACCAATGCTAACCCCGGATAACAACATAGCTATGCATAATAGAATAGTCTTAAGCATCTGTTACCTCCTCACCAGAAATTTTTGTGGCAGTATGGAATATCAAATTCAACTTGAATCGTATCTACCAGTCTACGCGGGTCGTGCGTCATACGCTTACGAACGCTGGACGCATCGATTCTTTCAATCGTTTTCGGGTCGATTTCGAAGATGCTCTTAAAGATGGCTTCCATGTGCATACACCGCTCTCGTAACGATGCGTTTTCCATCTTGAGTTGTTCGTACTCCCTCAACGGAATATCAACCCTGTTTTTGGATTCGATCTCTGCCTCGGATATAGACTGCATGATTTTACCCTGCTTTTCGATAGCCTGTGCTTGAATAAGGGCAGCCTCTTTGACCGACTTATTATCGTGTACAATGAGATCAAACATTTGTTTCTCCTTTCAGAATATCAATGCTCCCATATCGGTTCTCACGAGATACACTTCTCCGTTTCGCATCATCGCATATGCAGGGAAACCGCATCTCTCGCAAGCGGCTGACATAGAGTGCCGACAACCCTCAGCCGAGCCATATTCCTCACGAGTATAGTCCACCCGTGCAAAAGGCGTGTTCATCGCAAGGAATTCCTCAACCTTAAGCTGTACGCTACCGGGCTGTGCCTTACGCCAGCTACCTTTTGGAATCGTATCAACTTTTACCAGTTCCATAGTTTTTTCTCCTTATTCAATAATGTCCAACTTCATACGAATATCACTAGGAACATTGTCCTTCCAGACATACGTATTCTTCAGAATATAATTGTTATACTCCATAGCAGTCTTGTTGGCACGCATTTTGGCCTGTTCTGCCCAACTCTGCTTTTCTTCATTGTCGGAGTCCTTATACTGCTCGTACGTAAGCTTGTCGCTCTCATAAGAAGCAATCATAGCTCGGCAGGTGTCCTCGACTTTTTTAATAGTGTCGTAATTGGTTTTATCGTCAGCCTTCTGAACGCCATGCCACCAATTGTTCCATGTGGCAACGCCGGCGGGGGTACAGGTGAAGAAGATGAATGCAGCGAACAGAAGTACACAAAGTATAATCGCGACAATTGCAACAATATCCTCGCCCATCAGTCGCTCACCTCCATCTTAATAACAGGATCGTCGACTTCGAACGGAATATCAGAGTACAGGTATGCGCCCGTCCATTCGATATACTTACCATCCGGAGTGAAGAAGATGCCGTTATCGTTTGCGCCATAGGTGCCGTCAATGTCCGCAACCCAGTTGTTCGTGGTACCACGTTCGTAATATTCGCTATCGGGTGTCAAGTAACTGTTAAGGCTAGATACTTTGCCATCAACGACAAAGCTGCCTACAACAGTGTTGCCGCTGAACAGAACAATATAACCCAAAGGCTTCTGGACCTCGCAAGGGAGAGTGTTCGCCTTTTCACGCTGACCATTTACCCAATAAGCTCTACGAATTAGGTTATATCGTTCGAGAGAGTATTGAATGTCGGTAGGGGTGGGCTGATTGGTCTGAAGATCCTTTGCTGCCTGCTGAGTGTTGACCCGGTCATTCAGAGTACCGTCCTCAGGGAGTTCGCAACCCGCACACAGGCACAGGACACTGAGCAGCATCAAAGCAGCAAAAATAATACACAACGTCTTGATTACGATTTTCTTATTTTTCATTTGTTTTTCTCCTTTCAAATATAAAGCATCACTTTTTAGTAAGCCAGTACCAGCCGTATCCGAGGACAGCCAGTAGTACCACCCAGAACGGCGTTTCAATCTGGGTAAATATCCATATCAGACAAATTAACCAAAGTAGCATTAGGCTTCCTCCTTATTACGAGGTTCAGCATCCCAACAGAACCAATTATCTGCGGTATACCATCCATCGAACTTGCAACACTTTTTCGACGCATTATCGTGCAGTCTACAATCCGCACAATAGCATTTCGCAGTAGGAGGTTTATCGAACCGATGCTTTATCCGATAGTTGTATCTTAATCGACCGATCCATTTCTCAATTCCAGAGCATATGACGATTCCCAAAAATAATGCCACCACTAATAAGGTTGAGCCGCCGATAATTATCAGAAAGTCTTTCAGCATGCGTCAGTCCTCCTTCGGCCGATAATCCACTTCCCAGATGCAACACAGCAGGTTCCAGACAAAGGCTCTGTCATGGGGCTCGTCCTTATCCCCACGCAGCCACTTCAGATAATGCCGCACCGCAGAGTCGATATAGCAGTGAACCGGAATACCCTTCTGCCAGTTGTTCTCGCCGTACTTCTTCGCACCCTCTTCGAAATGCTTAGCGACCTCGAGGAACATAGTAGTACGCTGACCGCCATAGGCCTTATTTGCGAAATTATCAAGAGCGGCCTTGAGCCATGCAGTCCCTTGCTCGTCGTCCTTGTCCAGGAAGCAGGAAATATCATACAGAATGGGGTCACGGCCCAATTTGTCGCATACGATTTCGGCCACAACCTCCAAAGGCATCAAATCACACCGGCCCTTGCCCTCACGCATATCCCGCACAGCACCGGTTTCGAACTGGGTACGGTCACCGGAGTCTTTGATGTGGGGTTCTGAAGATTCTTCTTCGACGTAGGGATTATCGTCCAAAGCCTCGCCCAAATATCCAATGACTTCCTCCAAGTCGGTTGTCTTATCCTCGTGGACGAAGCCCGTCATCAGATCATAGGCCTTCTGGACAGGGTTAATAGTCAATGTGATACCTCTACCATGAATATCTTTTACCTCTTCCTCAGCCGGAAGAATGCCCAGAAACTCATCCGCTTTTTTCTTAGCCTCCGTAATATGCGGATTCTCCTTGGGCCACAGCTGATGGAGGTCTTTGGCCAGATTTTTTTCTTCCTCGGTATCGATGGGATACAGCGCGAACTTGTTCGAAGGAGTATACGTATTTTCCGGAATCTCACGATCCCAACAGTCGGCGCATGTCCGAGATTCGCAGTCGTCAGGTCTGTCTAAATATCCATAGTCATGAGGGCAGAGCCGACATCCGCCATCAAAGTCATCTCTGATGCATTCCGGATGCTCCATCTTCAGTTTATCTCTACAGGTCATTTGTTTTTTTTCTCCTTTCAAATATCCTTCGTCAATCTAGCGAGCTTCTCCTGGATTGCTTCCATGATGAACATCTCGCTAAGGGTCGGACGCCACTCAGGCAGCCACTCCTTGAAAATATCATAGTAGTTGCTACCGGACGCATTCGTACCCAGCGCCTTCTTGGCGATAGCCATAGCCAGACCTTTCTCGTGGTCCATAATGTCATTCTCGCTACATCTTACCAGAGTCTTGGTGCCGTCAGCCCAAATCACACAGGTAACAGGGCCGCTGAAGTGGACTTTTTTGATGCTA